TACATAATCTATTAATTTTAAATAATTACATGCATTAGAGAATAATGAATCGTACATTTGCACACTAATGAAATCATCACCAAGCACTTGTTGTGCATATTGGATAGCATCTTTTACACTTACTGGTTCAGGTTCACCAAACAAACCTACATTACTGCTATCTAAAGCCTGTTTCTCTGCAAATTCAGCTAAAGCTTTAAATAACATGCTCATTTTTTTTGAACTGCGGCTATTCTTGGCGAGAAATACGGCGAGCTCCGCAACACCTTCTCCTAGATCCTCAAAAAGCCCTTGCTGCTTTACAAACTCAACAATATCTTGATCATTTTGCTTTGCAGATAAAATGGTATTTGCTGCATCAATAATTGCATTAGCAACACGTTGATCAATGGCTTGCTCCATTCCATCAACGATTTGATCTGATATATCTTGAACATTTCCACGACTTATAGCTTGCGCTTCAATAAATTTAGGCGCAGCAACACCAAGCGCATTAAGCATATTTTGAAGATCTGGTTTTGTATGATCAGCCATCATTTCTAGCAAACGATCATCATTGTACACTTTACTAAAAATTGCGGCCTTGATTCTGTTTATCAGTGCTTGTGTTGGTTTTTTATCTTTCGTTGTGTACTGGGCAGCTTCTGTATCACCTAATTTACTTAAAAAACCTTGAATAAACTTTTGATTACTTACTGCTAATAAATCGCCATCTTCACTCGGGTTAAAAAGAGCCAGTAAATTCTCATCTAAACGTTTAGCATCAGCTTTAGCACGTTCAGTTGCTGTAAAAGACAACTTATCATCTTGGTTAGCATCTATGGCAAATTGAGCTCTATCAATCTCAGTTGTACGAATACGTATCAAGATTGGTTCAGCTATTGCTTGGACCTGCTCACTGCTAAAGCCAAAGTAATCAGCTTCATCAATCAACCATTGTTTATACTCATCTGCGGTACCGCGCTCATAGGCAAGCTTGATTGCCATTGTTCGGCCATTTCCTGATTCAACAACTAAATCATCACCAGTTATCGGTGCTCCCGTGTCTGCCCGACCTGAGCGGCCTAGGCTTTCGGGGTCTAAATCATTAGCAGTTTTCTGTACCCATGCTTGTGAGGATTCACGACTACGATCTCGTGGCTGCAATTCTTGCGGATAATTAGGGTTTTCCGCACCAGTTGCTGTATGAGATGCAATTACTTGATCAATATCAACTAAGGCGAATACAGTAGAAATCTTTTGTCCTTTGGCTGTTTTCACATTATTAGTTCTACCCTTCAAAAGCCCAGTGAAGGGCTGTTTAGGTTTAAAGAAGCTGATCATTTGATCAATTACAACTAATGGATTTTTAGCAATATCTTGAGTAGAAATTAGATTTAATGTTGTCATTAGATATTCTCCGCTTCCATTTTTTGTACTTGATTCAAGAGCTCTGTCACCGCTGGAATAAGAAGTGGATCATTTAAGTCTTTTTCTGCTTCATCTCGAATTTGCTCTAATAACTCAAGATTAACTTTAACCTGCCCTTCAATTACTGAACGGTAAAGTTGATTACCTTCATCATTTGTCGTACTAGGCTGAAGATCTTCAACTTCTGTCGGAGCATTTAGTTCTTTAAATTCTTCATTATCTGAATTTTGGGCTGGCTCTTTATTTCTGAGGCGATCCGCTAAATGTTCATCTGCCCATGCTCTTGAATATTCATAAAATGCTGTTAAATATTCTGGTGAACCTTCGGCACCATTCCAGTTTTTTAAGAATTCACCACGGCGATCTGAAACCCAAGCCATAAAGTCTATGTTGTTAGAATCTTCAGGATTTTCCAAAGTGTCTAACCATGCTTGCATCATTTTGTTTTCAGCTATACCAGCTGTACGTGCTGCTAATACTTCTTCATCTCTTTTTTGTTTAGCTTCATTTTCGGCATCACAAAGTTTTTTTGCTTCTAATTCTGCTTGCTGTTGAGCCAAAGCCTGGTCATCTAGATCAGAAATCCATTCACGTGCCCAAACTACTGCATCAGAATCCCCCTCTAGAGCCTTATTGATACGTTCAAAGAATGCTTGGTAACGTAAACCATCTTCACCTGCCCATTCAGGATCAGCATTTAAACGCTTTAAGTCGGCTTTTAAACGTTCGGCTTCTTCATCAGAAATACTATCTGGTAACTCATTATCGAGACTATTCTCTTTAATGATTACTTCATTTTCTTCAGATTGCTTGGTTAACAATGTATTTTGCAACTGATCCAATTCATTTAATAAATTGGAAATTTCTACACTTAAAGAATTTAATTGACTTTGTTTTTGCTCGAGACGTAGTTCAGCATCTGCTAAAGCCTTGGCCTTTTCTGCTTTTTTAGATTGTAACCGCTTAAAACGATTACTATTTTGGTTAATCAACTTCATAATTCGACCAGCGAGAACTGGAATTGATATTCCTTCTCCCTGATTAGGCTGAATTGCAGCCGTAATATCCCGATTGTTCATTAAAATCTTCCATGAAATTAATGCATCTGCTGGACTAATTTTTTTTGATAATCGATCTGGCTTATGAAAAAGGATTGTGAAGTTTTGACCATCATCAAAATCATAAGTAAGAGCAATTTGAAGGACTTTTTTATGCTTAAAGGGCTTACTTTCCGTAACGTTAACGATTTTGACGCCAGTTTTTGAAAACTGATCCATAGAGTGATGCAAAATTGCAGATAGCTGCTCTAAATGCTGGTAATCAACGATAATAGAGTCATAATGCGCTTCTTCTACGCCTAGACTAGATAAAAGCGTAGGTAACCCATCAAATTTACTTAATAATTGGCTGTGATCATCATTTCGTTGCATATCTAATAACAACTTAGAAGTATCACCCTCATGAGAAATTAAATTGATTCCATCCCATTCAGGTTTTTCAGCTGCGACAACATTTTGTAATTGTTCTAGTTGCCATCTTTGAATCGGTTTTGAACCTGTCAAATTAAATTGTTTTGAAGATAAATGGCGCTTAAGTCCAAATTGATTCGTTTCAATAACATCTGTAACACAAGCATCAAACATACGGCCAAATTGCAGTATCGCTAAATTAGCTGCATGCTGGTCATCGATAGCGCCTAATACCGCAACGGAATCAAACGCATCTATCCCACCCTTTTTGCCTTTTAAATTTACAACACGCCAGAAATCATTTTCCGTGTAATCTTCAGTGACTAAAGCATTAATTTGACGGTAATCACCCTTAATAAACCCAATTGAACAAGCACCACTATTCACCATGGAGTCAAAACCATGTACTAATCGGCTTTGATGTAGTGCGTGTGTTTGAATGAAAATTGATTTAACACTCACAGAGTTATCCTCATTTTAATTTGAGGATATTTTCTCAATTAGGTGAATCTATAAAGCCAATGAGTTCCATAGCTTATTTTAAGTTGGGAAACATTTTGATGAAATTTAAAGTAACAATGGCATGTGCTTTATTAGAGGCATCAAGGGGCAAATTGCCTGCTTGAAGTGAAACTAGATGCTCAATTTCAAATTGGTTTTGATTTCTTGCAGCTTTATCAAAAGCATATATTTTTAATCTCATTAAGTATTCAATTGGTGGCGGCTGAGTACCATCCTTATTAAACATTATTTCTTTTATAGCTTTAGCACTATTCGCAATAGCTGCTTCTTTAGTCTCAATAAATGAAATGCTCAACTCATTTGAAGCATTACCAGTTACATGGTTGAGTTGAAAATGCCCCACATGCACTGCATCGGTTTGGGCATCTAGTAGTGATACATCTACATTATTGGCTAACCAAGCAACTTTGTTTGAATGATCAAAAATTGGAATATTTGCTTGAGCAATTTTACTGTTTGCACGGTACGGGCGAATTTCAATTCCAAAATGGGCCGCTGAAAGTGTCCCTAATGCGTAAAGTTCCTGATAATGTGAAACAGCTCGATCAACAGTTAGACCAGACCACAAGACAGGATTCTTAGCAAAACGTTCTTTAAACGGATTTAAAACGTTTCCAAAACTGTTATTTATAGTTTTATTCTGCGTTTCGTATTCAAAGAAAGCCATTATTCTTCATCCTCTGGAAATTTACGGCTCTTAGCAATACTTTCAGCTAATGTTAATGCTTCCTCATATTTCATACCTGTATCGCGCTCAAGAATGTACGCCATAATATCTACATCTAAATTTGATTCTTTCAATGATGCGATTACTTGTGTTTTAAGTAATGTTGTATTCATTCTTGATTGAGCATTGTTGATTTCTTCTGTAGCTGCTGCAGTTTGGTTTGAATAGTATTCAACTTGCCAAGGGTAATCTTCAGGCTCAAATTGTTCGTTGTAAGCAAACCCCCAATCCAAATGAAGAATTTGATTAATCCCTTCGGAAGCTGCTGTTCGAATGTCTTGTGACCTACGCATGATTTGTGCAGAGGTATGGAATGCTCCACCTTCTCCAATACCACCAGTTAACATATCAGCCCAACCGACCATGCTTGGATCTAGACCAATTCCGCCCATCAGCAAACGGACATTAATCATGAACTGTTCAATATTAATAGGTGAGCTTCGTTGATTCTTGATATCACCTACTGGATTTAGAACTTGTTTTTCATCAAATACCGGAAGCATGTGAAAAGCAGTATTCCAGACTGCTTCACCACCTGATAAAGCATCACGGACATAAGCCTCATGATTTTTAAGCAAACCTTCTAAACCACGGATATAGGCTTGACGTTGTGCTGGCGGCATTCCTGACATATTTACTGTCAAGAACATCTGATTTACGGTATCTGCGATTTGCTGGCTATTCATAGATGCCAAAGCAAGGATTACATCATCATAAATATCTTCAATCTCATAAAGAAATGAGCCGCCTAAATGCGCGGGTAAGATTGGTAGCTCATCTGGATCATCACCCTCCAACATTTTCGTGACAAGACCAGTTTCAACAAGCTCATATTGAGCAATATTGCTCATACGGGGCATTTTGAAACGTACCATTTGGATAGTATTCAGTTTGGTAATAGTTTTTTGCCAATTGCGAGGATCTAAACAAAAAAAGGCGACAGTCTTACTGCCTTGTTCGAAAGGCTGTATTAATGGCGGATATGTATACTCATTACAAACGAGGTCAATTACACCTTTATCTTTTTTCCCATAAATACGTGCATAGGAATCACCGAAAGAAATAGCATCTCGGGCAAGTTTGCTTAAATACTTATTGATAAGCTTTTCCATCTTTACACGGCGCTCATCTAGTTGTTTTTTTAGTTTTTCAGCTGCTGGTCCATTCGCCTTTTTTAACCGTTCTGCGGGCGTAATAAAGACTTGTTGGCCGCTATAAGAATCTCCGCCTAAGGCTGCAGAAACATGAATCCCCATACCCTCTGCGATAGGTGCAAAGCGTAACATTCTCTCCCATTTAGTAAGAATTTCTTTTCGAGTACGCTTCTTATTGGCTTTGGTTTGGTTAGTCCCAAGTGAAAACGGAGCCATAGTTTCATATAGCTGCGCTGTTGCATCCTGATTAGACGTATCGAATTGCTGATCATATGAATTAACATTTTCACCGAGTAACAACGATAAGAACCGAGAAGACATAACTAAGCCAAAATACCTAAATAATTAAGTATTTTGATGACTAATAATTTTTAACTTTTAGATGGGTTCCAAAGTTAATTGGAACCGTACAGATTCCATTAATTAACTGCATGCAATTCTATCTGAACAAATTTCTTATCTAATTAGAGGAAAAGCTCATGGCCGAAGTTAAAGTATTTAATGCTCTGGATATTGAATTAGCTCAAAAAACTCAAGACATCGTCAATGCTCAACGTTTTAACAACCGTCCTGCTTTCAAAACATTAAATCTAGGCTGGGATTTAGAGACTGGGTCGGTAGCAGTAAATTACACATTTGTAGAAGAACCACAAAGTACTGATCAACCTGCATAACATTCTTTAATAAGAAAGCCCCAAAAAGGGGCTTTCTTAATATCTAATAACCTTATGATGCAAAAGAGGTAATATGAACAGGAAGAGTGCCATTAGGCCCTAAATTTTCAATAATCCTTGAAGAGATATCATTTAATTTAGCAGCAGCCGCAAACTGTAATTGTAACTGACCGTTAGAGTACCTACCAAATAAGCCCCCTCTATTTAAGTTATTCATAGGTCCCGGTCTAAACCACGAAGGTAAAGTATTTAATAAGATACCTACATTAGAACCAATGCTCAGCGTAATACCGTTTAATAAATTATCTGCTGTTAATTGATATGTTTGCACAATCCTTGGAACATTTTTAGCAGATATAGCAGACCAGATTAAATTACCTTGCTCATCATATACATCTAAATAACCAGAGATTTTAGTGTAGTCATAACTTAAAAATGAAATATTATTGTTATGCACACTATGCCAATATTTCCCACAAAACTCTGTTCCTTCAGATAGGTTTAAAATATAAAGAGTCTCTTTTGGTAAATCATTACGAAAAGAAGGATATACCAAACTAGGGGTTTGAATAAAACTAGGTGCCCAACCAGAAGATGCACCTATTGAACTAGGTGTACCACCATCTAACACTTGTACAGAATTTACACCTAAATGTCTGTAAGTGTCGCTAACAATAATTTCACCTTTATCATTACTTACTTCAAAGCCAGACATTATCCATACCTATAAATATCAACAGTAAGAAGGGCCAAACCAGATAATGCACTCACTCTTACTACATTAGGTGTATAAATAGACGCAAAAGGCCCACCATGGTAAGCAAGTGTAGGGTATTGCTGAGTCATATTACCTAAGCAGTTTTCTCTAACAATTGCTATATGAGTTTCAGATGTAATACCGTCATAAACATAATCCTTATAATACTCATTAGAACCTAAAGAGATTTCAAAAGTATGTATTAAGTGCATTTGACGATCTGTAACATCAACAACAATCTTCCCAGTTTCATCAAAACATTGTAAGCCTTGTGGCATATTGTCCTCCCAATATAAAGGGCTAGATAACTAGCCCTTCTTCACTACCACAGCCCTAATTTAACCCTGACAACATTATTATCGTCGTAAACCGTAATTAAACTGCCGCTTAAAACCATTCTTGCACCATTGGGGTTAGCCGGATCCTTGTAGGTAGTTAAGGTCCCCAACTCACCAGCAATCGCGCTCAATTTATCGACATTAAACAGTTCAGCTGTTAAAGACTTCGCTTTGAAGTTTGCAGCTGTCAAATTCTTAATAAATACATCACTGTTCATCACAACTTGATTGTCTTGGATTATGAACGGCATATATTTAGTAGAAGAAGAACCAGTTGTGAAGAAAATTCTATCCGCTTGAAAACCTATAGAACTGAGCACAGTTCCATTCGTTTGCTCGCTGACCATAGACATTCCAGAGAACACACCATTATTATCCATTCCCATTACGTACTTACCTTTCACACCATCGATCAAATCAGCTTGTGATTTAAGCTTGATAGCATTTTGGCCGTAAACAGAAACCAAAGTTTGTAATGCACCAGCATATGCTCCCACATCAGTTGTATATGTGGTTTTGAAATTTTCAAAATCAGCAATGTTGTCAGCATCTTCAATATCTATAAAGTCTAGATCCACTTCACCAGCTTTACCGGAATAGTTACCAATGAATACTGGTGTAAAGAAAGCAGCTTTATTAGCAAATGTTTTAGGGCTTAGTAGAGTGCCAGCACCTGCACTTGCACCAGCAGATCGCCCCTTAAAATAAGCAGTACCGGTTATCCAAGTTCCCAACGCTGGTGCGGTACCTGCGACTAAATAGTGACTTGAACCGATATCATTGATTTCAGAGTTATCTTGAGCAATATATTTTGTTTTATTGGCGTTTTGACAGGTCGCACCAACATAAACAACTCCGGTACCACTTACACGGCGGAATCTATACTTAACTCGGTAATATTTATTGTCATCGATAGGCAAAGATGTGAACCAATTTAACCAGGCTTCATCATTACCTACGTTATTACCAATTCTTAATGCATATCCTCCACGACAAGTTGCATCGGCTACTAAATTAAGTTCAGGCTTATTTCCACTTGGAGTTTTTACTAACCAATCTTTTTGCCATGTTTCTAGTACTGATGCCATGATCTTTTGACCATTTGCAGAATACAGTGCAGACATTCTTTCTGTTGAAGATGCGATTGCTTCATTCGTCTTGGTAGACGTCATGTAATCACGCTCTAATGTCGCTTTTGTAGTAGAAGCTATATCCTTGGCAGTATCAGCTATTTCTTTAGCCTTCTCCGATATTGAACGTACTAATGCTTGTCGTGCATTGTGAACGTTAGCAAAGTTTGTAATGAACTGGTTTCGGTCAATCGTACTAGTTACATTCATATTTGCGAATAAAGATGCCAAATATGTATTTAAAGTACTGAATGCCGTGGCATAAGCAGCAGAAGATATACCATAAGTGACTGCCTCAGCTCGCAAGCTTGCATCAGTTTGATAAAGTGTATCCCAAACCAACTTCGCCTGTTTTTTCTCAACTGGTGTGAGTTTATTATCAGCAGCAATATCACTTAACTGAGCCATTGGAACATCCACTTTGGCTTGTGAACCTGCAGTGGTTTCCATCATTGAAGTCACTGTAAACGGCGTAACTGACTTATAAACTGATAAATCTGTTTCAATGGCCGCCGTCCAGCCATCTTTAAAGTAATCTGGCGGATTTGTATGAGTAATAGTGGCCGACTCAACTGTAATTGCTGGGTAAGACCAAGCATCTTTTTTGGTAATTAAGATGCACACCTTATTATTGCTATCTAAAGCTAAAGCTAGACCTTTAGTCGTAGCATTACTTTCATCTAAAGTGATACCAAAAGAACGAGAGGTCATATTCGAATAAAATGGCACTGTTGACGTATATGCATAGAATGCCAAATCCAGATCGAAAATATTATCTTCTTTGTTATTGTAGTTATAACCAGAAATTTTAACCTTGGTCATGTACGCACCAACTGTAATTGGTGTCTTAATAACCAATGTACCCGAAGTCGTGATCGGTTGACGCCAAGTTAAAGGCTTAACGAAAATTTTACCCGCACCTGAACTCAATGGCTGCACACTCATAGCATTGGTATATTCAGAAGTGATTTTCTGTGATGATGCTGCAATTGCACGCTCAACATTAGTATTTGTTATATCTGCATTCAAAATATAAGCGCCGTTCTTACTGTCTAATTTTGAAGACATCTCTGTAAGTTTGGCCGCCCAAGTTTCTTTGAAGTTGGTTAATGTTGAAATAGAGTCTGTGGCTGAAGAAACAAAATCTTGTAACGTCGGATCAGCTGAAGCGTAATCAGTAACATCATATTGTTCAATTTGAGCTAAGGTCCAAACTAACGGTGCAGTAGCTGTTGGTGTAGCCCCACCCGCTACATAAACATGTCCTGCGTTTGAAAAAGTTCCTACCGCACCGCATTTAATCATTCGGATATATGTTTCGAATTTGCCTGTACCCTCAGTACTGCCAATGAATCGATCAATTGCACCTGTCCCCATTGAGTTACCAGCATTAACTAACTTATATCCAATTGGTAGTTTGATTAGATATTTAATGACAAATACAGCATTTGCACGGCCATAAACGAGTTGAACAAATCCACCCCATGTTGGGCTGGCAGCACCAATGGTTTTAATTTCAATTTCATAGGTTGATGTAGTTGGGTTATCAGCACTTTTCGCGACACGAGTAACTGTCACGTTCCCATTGCCGGCATTGTTATAGACAGATACACCATTGTTACCTTTTTTGAAATTTACGTCTCCCTGCAACAATTTTCCATTAGTAATCATCATCGCCAGCATTGTTGTGTTTTCTAATGCGGAACCAAGATTATTTGTACTTGTTTGAAGCTGAGAAATTTCAGTATTTCTAAGTGTAGCTAGATCCTTTGATGTTTGGTCAGCTGTAGCTTTTGTTGTTTTTACTACAGAAGATAAACCACCAGGTATAGTTGCATCATATTGTTGGATTTGCTGAGCTATAACTCCCTTATTAACATCAGCCTTGATAAAAGTATCTTCAACAAATTGAGCATTTTGTTTAAGAGAGGATCTAAAACCACCTTTAAAGTTTGGCGCTGAATTACCCCGGCTAATAAACATATTAGTGATAGTAATAATTCCTCCCGAAGGAGCATTATCAAATCGTAAGCCCAATGGAATAGCGTCATAAGCTGTGGCTTTTAAATCTGATGGGAAAATACCTGTTAGTTCTATTTCACCACTTGCAGCAACAGTAAAAGCTGGTAATCCCACACCATATGTAGCACCATGAAATTGAATAAGACATGTAGCTCCGACTAAACCAGCTGTCGCCGTATATTTGATTCTTGCAACAATCGGATCACCTTTATCAATTGGAATTTCCTTGTGTTTATATTGCAGTTCCCAAACAGCTACAGTTCGGTTTGTACCAGTAGAAATACTTAAATTTTTAGTATCATCACCAAGTAAAATCCAGTTCTCTTCTGAGTAACGTAAAGTATCAAGTTGTGCTTTAAAAACTTTGATTTCCTCAGCAAATACTTCTTTCGCATCAGATCTTGTAATTTTTTCTTGAAGAATTTGTGCGTGGTTTTCTAAAACCTTTTGTAAGTTTCCACTATTGTTTGCCAGACCAATCGGGATACCACTAACTACTTGGACTGCAAGCATGATTTGCTTAGCCCCATTTGGTCCAGTATCTGGTGTTGCATGCAATTCTATACCACGACCTGAACCAATCCCCTTCTGACCAACTAAAATGTATGCATCCCGACCCGTTATTTGATCAAGTGTGAATGGATTGGCACCTAATGAAATTAGTGCATTCTTAACTGGTGCTAGGTTTACCCCAATACTGTCGTAGTTTGTAACGATAACAAAGGTGTCATTTGGAATCGCAGCAATAGCGTTACTCATTGCCGTAGCATTTGCTACAGCTGCATAAGTATCATATCTAGTTGAAGAAGCAATAGAACCATCAGCTGCTAAAACATGTACTGAAAAACCACGAGCTGAAGCTACTGATTTGATTTCACCCTTTAAGTTTTTAATCCCTGTGAAAAAGCCATTCCAGCCACATGAATAAACACGGTAATTGAAAACTTGACCAAGGTCCTGATTTAATTGTTTATAACTTGATTCCAAGTTATTAATAGACTGTGTGGTGTTCTGTTGATTATCACTAATAGTTGAATTAATTTCCTGAAACTTACCATCTACAGCAGTTTTATTATTGTCTACAGTAGATTTTAAAGTCGCATAATTCTCTGCAAGTGAAGTAATCTTCTCACCGTTTTTTTGAACATCCGCTTTAGTACCCTCAATTGCAGAAGCATTAGCTTCAAGATCCTTAATTAGTTCACGAGGATTTTTTCTAAAACCAGTGGCTAACTCACCTTTTTCAAGTTGCACTTCTCTAATTAAAAAGTCAGGAGCAAAACCTACTTGCGAATATAAAATTAAGTTAATATGCTGTAAATTAATAATATTTGTATCAAAGGTATAAGTACATAATGTTTCTTTATCAGTCGAAATGTTATTCCATGTAGTACCAATTTGGTTGTTACTACCTGATGAATCTCGACGGTGTATAATTAATAAAATTTGAGTCTGTGCAGCTGTCAACGACATTGCTTTAAATGACAATGTGTACTTCTGATTCATCTCTAAACCATCTGCCAATGTCAGAGTTTCAATAAACCCTTTAAAGTATGTAGTTGTATTAGTAGATTTAAAGTGCCCCCAAGTAGCACCTTTTGAATCTTTATAAACTTCAAGTAGATTACCTGCCACAGCAGAATTTTGACGCCAATTTAAGGTGCCTAAAGGGCTTGAGAAATCACCATTTTTAATAATATTATCACCACCACTAGTTGAAATAGCGGCTTTGATTATTTTACTTTCCTCTGCAATCGCTTGATTAGTCTCAGTTTTTGTATAACGAGTACTATCAAGAGTTGCTGAACTGTTAGTCCATAGATCACCAAATTTTTGACGAAATTTAGCTTCAAGGGTTTCAGTTGCAGAAGTTATTGCTTGAGCAGTATCTGCTTTAGAAGAGTAATCCTTAATTAGAGTTGAAGTACTTACCTTATCATTTAACGCTTTATTATTACCCTCAAAAACTTCTACCCAATGCACTGTAGTAGTGGCATTAGCATTTGCTGACGAATTTGGAAAACAAGCAAAATTAACAACCGTTGAGTCTGTTCTAGCAATTGTAGTTAAGGTAAATTCGAAAATGTCTTTACTAGCTGAAAAAATAGGCGCATCTGCATTAAATACATTAGCTCCGCCAATATATATACGCAAATTGGCTGCATTGTTCCCTCCATTATCAAAGGTAACTTTTGCTCTGACGGTAACAGTAATACCAGGTGCATTTAAACTTTTTGCTAAGGGATATGATATTTGTACATAACCACCCGTTTTGCTTTTTTCGACATTCCCCCCGACCACAATGTTGTCAAAAGCCTTTCCACCGATACTTGTTTTCAAAGCTTCGGTTGTAGTTGATATTGCGCTATCAACATCAGATTTAGTCATCCGGTCTGAAATTTGTTTAGCCTGTGCTGCCAAACCATTTACAGGATCATTAATTGTTGATTCTAAGTTTTGAGTTTTTTTAGCTAAAGCAGTACTTTCAGTAACATACGTTTGTTTAAATTCATTTAAATTTGCTGATACTTGATCGAATGCTGCATTGAAGTCGTAAGGACTTGCAATCCAATTATCTGTAGTTATGAATTCACCTTTAACCAATACAGCCCAATAAACCGTACCTACACTGTTCTTATCTACAGTTGGTTTGTTTAGCATGTAGAAGTGGACTTCTTTTGCTGTTCCAGCTGAAGTCTTTGTAAAGGTGATTTTGCTGATTACTTTACCTGTTGTGTTGATAACCTGCTGTAAAAACTGACTTCCGCCACCAGCATAAACAGCTAAATTTGAATTTGTGTCACCAGCACCTCGTGTATGCTCAGCACACCACAAGAGCGTATATTTTGCGCCTACTTCCCAGTCTTCACCAAGTTTATAGCGTAGATGAGGATAAGAAACGCCATTGTAAGTTCCTACCACATTAGAGTTAATCAACAAGTTCGTACCAGCTGGGGCCGACTTGTTAAGATTTGCAGATAAAGTATTAGCCTGTTCTGTAACAGCTTTAATCAGTCCAGCTTGTTCAGATACTTGAGAATTTGTGGTTTGTAATGCTTCAGTTGAGGCTTTTTTACTTAATTCAGTATTGGTTATTGTTAGATCATTTCTAAGTTTTGAAATATCTAAACTTTGAGACGATAAAGTATCGCCATGCTTCTTCACTTCAGCTTGAGTAACTTTAATCGCTTCCGCATTAGCATTTAATGAACTTTGAGTATCCCGTGGGCTTTGGCTCCACGCTGTAGCTTTATTACCAGCTTCGATCTGTAATTTTTGAATTGTAGGAATTCGACCTGTGCCATATGTACCATAAAACTCAATAGTCGATTCAGTTGTGCTACCAGTGTGTAATTTAGGAAACACAGTAACTTCAAATTTTTGAAATTCACTTGCTTTGGTGACTGTTACGGATGTTGTGAAGAAATGAGCGGATCCATTAGATGAATATACTTGTACAGTTCCAGCAACCGGTACACTCACTTCAAAAGAAATCGTAACCGGCTTATCTAAATTTTCGTCATAAAAAGCTTTCAACTCTTTGCTACGTTCATACATTAAGTATTCACGGCTTGTTGCTGCTGTGGATGTTCGAGGCGCTTCTGAATTAGCTACGGCGTTTACACCACCAATCTTAATGTTATTCACTGCAGCTGTAATATCAGTCGCCACACGCCCCATGGCGCTATCAAGATCACTCTTTGTAGCTGTTTTCAATAATGCTTGAGCGTTGCTCTGAATACCTGTTTCAGCATTCTGCATTCTTGATTCAAGCTTACTGGTCCTTTCAGCTTCAGCTTCTGTTCTGTTAGTTGCTGTTTTGAATAAATCATTTGCCGTTGCTGTTGCATCATTAGCAGAAGCTAAAGAGTTGTTATCTTCAACAATAATGTAATTAAGCTGACAAATTCCTGTCTGGAAATTGTAGTTTGCAATAAACATTGGGGCATAATATTCAGCTTGTGCTGGGAAAGTACGTGGATTATCAATTGTCCCTAAACCAGTTGCCGCCCCAGTAGACTTACCTTTCATGTATAGAACTACTTCTTGCCACTCACCTAAATTAGGCTTAACGGCCGACAATAAGTAGTTAGAAGATCCCATATCACCTGCAAGGGAGTTTGTAGTCGTTACGTATTTACTTTGGTCTGCATTTTTACATGCAACCCCAAGGTAAATAGTTCCAGATTCCCCAGCTACACGGCGGAAGCGAGCACGTACCCGATAAAGCGTATCTGGATTAATCTTTACAAACTCATTCCAGTGAACCCATGCCTCATCATTACCGGCATTATTCCCAAGCTCAAGAATATAGCCACCAAATGCATCAGCATCTTGAATTACTTTCGCTTCACCCGTGGTTCGCCAACGTGTCCAGTCATCAATTCCTTTTGACGTTACAACAGCACGTACACCCGACGTTACTTGCGTTTGTGACTTTAAGCTTAAAAGATTTTGAGAAAGTGCTTCGGTAGCTTTTACCGCCGTTGTACCTGTTTGCTGCGCCTCTGCTGCATTATCGAAAGCTAGTTTAGCAATGTCATCAGTAGTTTTAAGTGATGATGAAAGGCCATTTATTCTTGTATTTGTATTACTTTCTAGGGTTGAAACACTTTTTTGAACATCAGTAATTTGTCCTTGTACCTTTAAATTTTCTTTAGAGATACTTGTATCAAGTTCACTAAATTTTGAAGTAGTAGACTGTTCAAATTCGGCGAGCGACTCAGTAACTTCTAGAATATTTGCATTAGATTTCCGATCAGCCTCTTCTAGAGCTGCTTTCGTTTGGTCGATGCGTAAAGATAAGGCTTTATCACCATCAGAAACTGATTGAGCAATTGTTGCTAAATCTGACGTTGTTTTAGTTTTATTCGAATTATAGTCGGTTTTTAGTTCTTCAAGTTTTTTTGCTTCTGAAACAAGCTTTTCATCAACAAGTTTTACAGATGATTCAACCTTTTCGATATATGAAGCATTTCCAGTAATTTGATCACGCCATGCTTTTGGAATGGTGTCATTAAGTGCTGTAATGTCCCAGATTTCATAATCAGCAAGGATTACATCCACTGGGTTTGCTGTGCTTGGTAAAGGTGGATTAGTGCCAGCAATAACACGGAAATGCCCATGGATAGCTGCTGGCGCATCATAGCCACACTGAACAACAGAGTAATAAACCTCAAACTTACCTGTTCCTTCCTTATTCCCAAGTACACGTAAATAACCACCCGTACCTGTAGCATTGCCAACTGGTAATAAATAAGTGCCCTTAGGCATTTTAATAATTTGTTTTATTAAAAACGTTTTATTAGGAGCAGCAACAAGAGTTGGAACAGTCGGATACCAGCCACCACCTAGAGAAGCAGTGGATCTTAATAGCATCTCATGGGTACTATTTACTGGGTTATCAGTAGATTTAGCTTGTCTAGTAAACGTTGAACCTGAAGGTACAACATATGCGCTTAACCCCCCATTCCCTGATAGAAATGTAGGATCGTCACGTAAAGGCTTACCAAGTGATTGCATTCGCGCTAACTCAGTAGCATTTAACAAGCTTGCATTAGTGGTATCTAAACTTGCTTGAATTTGATCAGTCTTTTCAGCAACAGATTTACCAAGATCAACTACTGTACGTTCAACATTATTAATTGCCGCTTTGTTATCACCAATTTGAGACTGGGCAGTACTAATTTGTTCAGTAAAAGCTCTATCTTGAGCAGCAAGGGTTTTTATTTCTTCTGAAATTAGGGCATTTGATTTACCCAATTCAGTTTGCATTTCAGCAAACTTAAGCTCAAAACTTTTTGTTAATGCCTCTTTATCATTTGCACGTGCTTCAGCTTCAGCTAGAAAACCCGAATCGACTTTCTTATCAAGGTCAACATACTGGGCTGCAACTTGATCAACTTTTTTAACTGCAGCTTCAGTTTGGTTAACAATAGGTTCAATTTTTTGATTGATGAGTGTATTAGTTTCTTCACCTAATGCTAATTTAGCATCATCAATCATTTGACCAGCTTTTACTAAGTTTTGATCAATGTCTTGTTTTAAGGCGGCTTTAGTTTGATCAATAGCAATTAGAGTATCAGCAGCTTGTTTTTTACGGTCTAGAACTTCTTGATCAGCTACTTTTTTTGCATTTTCTGCGACTAACCTAATTTCATCTGCATCACTTCTTACATCAGCGATGATTGAATCTGTTTCTCTTTTAATAAATCCGATTTTATCATCGAGTTCTTTTTCAGCACGAATCGCACGTTGCTGAGCATCTGCAACCAGCGCTTCATTCGCCTGAATAGACTGATCAATACGTTGATTGGCTTCATCTAAACGAATATTAGCATCACTTACATGCTGCTCAACAATCTGTTTAGTATCAATAATTTCTTGATCAATATAAGCTCTTACTTCATCAACCTTACTTTGCGCAATTTGACCAACTTCTTTTACTTGATCATGTATTTTTTGCACTTCTTCATCGATGTGATTAATACCTTCTTCCAGCAATTTATAGGCATCAGAATCTTTAATATTTTCTATTAATTCTTCTACTTCCTTTATTTTTTCATCAATCTCTTGGCTTACTTGATCTTTATTTTCATCAATTTTTTCGCCTTGTTCTTTTAACTCTTCCTTTAAACTTTCTAATTTATCAAGAGCGTCTTTAAATGCTCCCTCAATAGCTTTAGGGTCAATAGGCACACCTGCAACCGTAAGCGTTGTGCCAACGGCCATACTACCTGCTACAGCACTATTGCCCGCAACTGAAGTATTACCCACTACAGTGCTATTTCCCGTTAATGTGCTATTACCAGTTTGTTGAGTATTAGCTTGTACATTCATTAACGGCGTTTTGATTGAAACGGTTGTGCCAGAATCTACTTTTAAATTTTCTTTAGAGATAAATTCAATATTGTCTTGTCGAATACGGCGCACCCCTACAATCGCGCCGTCTCCGTGACTGACATAACTATGGATTACTGGACGTTCTTCATTACCATTTTCAAAGAAGACATAGACGTCTTCCCCATCCACAATTTGAATTTCTGTATCTAAATCACTATCGCCGACTGGATAGGCAAAAGTTGCTGTAATTCCTTCACTCGCGCCATCAGTTAAACCATGAATGTGTACTTGTGCAGTACGACCTTTTGCGTTGTAACTTAAAATCTTTGCACGTTTTAAACCATTCATATATTTGACCTACAAATTAGCAATCCAGAACTTTGATGAAGTCCCCATTGATCCCCCGATTGCGCCTGTATCTATATGATGTGCAGCAGTTAAAACGACATACTTCTTACTATCTATTTCGAATATATCGCCTGCATTCCAGTTCAAATTTAGTGGTCTAATAATGGTCCCACGCATGATCAAAACTTTTTCCAAGTTTTTGACTTGTCGGGCATCTAAACCAGCTCTTTGCGTCACAGTGTGGCCTGGGGTTATTGAGTCATCACCAACAACCGTTGAACCGTTATTCTCAACTGTGACAAAAGATGATTTTTGCATCAGTTCCAAAGGTTTACTGGATATCCAAACGACACTGCTAGGATCTAGTTTTGTGATAGGTTCCTTTTTGAAGAAAGAATCAATTTTTTGAGCAGACACTTTATTATTTTGAAAGCAAATTACAGCTGCTTCTTGTTGCAGATAATGAGCCAAGCGCTGTGTAGGCATACTACCCTTTAAACAAACAAATTTAGGCAAAGGTAAATCACTGCCCAGACTGATCGTTGCACCACAAGCTCGAATTATTGAATTAAAAGAAGTTTCATTACTAATAATTGCTTGCTTTGAATATTCGATAAGTCTTTTACAACCAGCCAAAATACCAATACATGAGATGCCACCTACTCGCCGATCTTGTTTAACAGTCTGAGTTTTTAGAGGGGTAACTTTGATAAGTTCGAAAGGATGAGATATGTCATTAACAGTAAGTTGCTCCCCTTCTTTTAAAAGGGAGTCTAATTCAGTAGTAGATTGAACTGTGAACTCAATGGATGCGGGAATAGGTACGAGATCAGTTCTTAAAGTTGCACTAATCAGCTCAGATGCTGGAATAATTTTACCCGCAGATACAATGGTGATTTGCATTAACGGTTCCCCAAGTTAAAATTAAAACTCATTGGGGCCATACAAAATGCAAGTTTAGGCAAAGCGTCTTTCTTTTCATTATAGTTCTGTTGAGCTTCTGATACAGATAGCCCATAACTTTCGACTCCGAGCCCACGAGTAGCTTCAACTAATCTAGCTTGCAAAAGATCACAGTGAGCTTTTACTAAAGGTTGGATAATTACGTACTCATCACCGCTAAGTACGATAGTTTCATTCAGTTCAATACTCGTGGTAGCTTTAGTTTGACAATCTAAAACAGCCCATCCGGCATAATATTTTGCCTCATCTAAAAATGCTTTCACGATATCATCAAGCAAAATTGAATAGCCCGATAATTGATATTCTTTATAGAGTTCTTCTGAAAGTTGCTGGATAGAACCAGCAACTACAGCATAACCTTCAGATTCAGGTAATAACTTCATAGCCATTACCCAAATAGATTGCCCAGTTGACGACCAACGCCTTGCACAGCATTTGCAAGATTAGTTGCTTGTTGAGCAGTATTGATCACTTGCTGAACTCGATTAACAAGCTCAGCTGTACCATCAATTTCTTTTTTACCCGGCTGAATACTGCCGTTGGTACCAATGTTTGCGAAGCTACCAAAGTAGTTATAGTCGATTGGGCAAGAGACAGTCATTACTTGAGATCGGCTATCTGAATCATACTCAGCTGACTCAAAGCGAATAGCACAGTTTTCAAGTGCATATGAGCGTGTAAAACTTCCTAATCGGCCATCGTAATAATCACCATGGATGATTCCACCACTAGCTACGACATATTCAGCTAATAATTGATCATGCCCTGCTTCAGTTACTAGGATTTGAAGGTTGCCTGTGTAATGGGTTTTCGGAGGACCAGCAACAATTCCAGTAAATCCACCCGCATATTGAACTTCTGCTGGATCTTCATTACTCACAATTGGCCGTGGGCAACTTTTAAATAAGAAGCGAAGGTCTTCCATGCCACGAGGAACAAACATCCCCTGACACGCTAATAATGGTGAACCAAGTTGCTGTAGAGCAATGGAATCTTGTTTAAGCTGATTTAGTAAAATCGGATTAGATTGTTGCATAATTTTGATGCTCAAAATGCAGATTTATGCAACAAGATTAATGATGTTTTTGCTATTGGTTTTTAATCAGTTCCATTTTAGAAAACTGACTTTATATTAATAAAAAAACCCGCAAAAGCGGGCTATATCACATCTGTTTATAGATAACATCTCGCCTATCTATATCAAGAACAAGAACTACGACTACATCATCCTTGACTTGATATAAAAGGCGGTATCCTGCTGATTTCAGTTTAATCTTATATAGATCAACTGATCCTCTCAGCTTATTCTTCGGTATCTTAGGGTTATCTAGGATTGCTTCCAGCTTACGAATAAACTGCTCAGCGATTTGTGGGTTAAGTTTGTCAAACTTTTTAAGAGCTGTTTTTGAGAACTCTAGCTCGTAACTCATTAATAGATACCTTCACAGTTTCGTCAGTATCAACTTGCTCGGCTAGTTTAATTAGTTCCTGATCTTCAATTAGATCCATCATGCGTTCATACATTGCTGCCGGAACACAGTAGAATTCTGGATTATTTCTATTCAGAATAGCTACTGCTTCGCCAAAAGCATTTTGTACAACTGCTGTAGGATTCTTTTTTAATTCAGAAACACTAGCCACAAATCGACTATGGATTATGTGGTTCATGACGTTTCTCATTTGATGTGTCCTACATCAATTTGTAGCCAATTGATTAGAACCGTCCTCAGAAAGTTAAGTTTGCTACAGGGTTAACTCAATATAAACAATTTGAAGATCTGTTTCAAGACCTGTTTAACAACCACTTAATAGGTCTTAATAAAAAAGCCACCCTAAAAGGTAGCTTTTTAAATCAGCTTTTTATCCAATATTTGGTGGTACTCGCAGAACCTGTACTGAAGGTACACCCCGATACACACCCATGAAGCATATCGTTGATGGCATTGGCTTAGATTGGGCTTCTCAGTTTGTTAAGTTAAAACAAATAGTTAATCAAGTTGTTATGATTTTCATAATAACTGATTTTCTTGTAATGTGCCTAAAATAGAAAGGATCTGATTCAGTACTGGGCAACTTTGTTCTAGCTGTATTTACTGCCGGTGCATAAGCTAAAGCTTTGGACATAATAATGACCCTATTCATTGAATAAAGCCATTATTTACAATGAGGAAAGCTTAGAAGTTAGTTAGTTCCAACTCCACAAGAAAAATATTTTAGTTTTCGATATCTTTATCATCACATTCAAGCCAAAAGACATCTTCAAACTTCTCGCATACACCAGCTTTTTTTAGTTCGGTGTAAATGAGTAAGGCACGATAAACACTGATGTGTTTTCCTGCTTCTGCATCTTTTATATACCTATTAAGCACATGATTATTTGATATAAATCCGCATTGTTTAGCTAATTGATAAACTGTCATACCAGCTTGCTCTCGCAAAGTTGCGACATTGTTTTTTTCAACCATCACGATATACCAAAAAATATTTAGTTCAGTGTATCACAAGAACAATTGCTATTAAATATAATTTTATTAATACTCGCAATTGCTATTAAATATAATTTTATTAATACTCGCAATTGCTATTATAT